CTAAACATCCTTCTCTCCCACCTACATCTGACCAATTGATAGATAACATAGATGATAAGATAGCTGAAGCATCTGCTAGAAGCAAGGCTATGAACATCATGCTATCTGCAATGGATAACCTTCAAGCTAGAATCCCTGAGATACAGAAGCCTAAAGAACTAGCTGACATAGCTAGTAACATGAGCAAGATTATTGCTAACCAATCTCAGGCTAACAACAATCGTGGTACTACATCACAGATCATCGTGTATGCACCGCAGGTGCAGAAGCTAGAGAACTTTGACATCATTGATGTAACGGAGTAAAGACATGCCAATCACAGCAACAGTAACGGCTAAGTTTGGTCCAGATCGGCAAGCAACGGCTGCGGTATTGACTAACATCAATGGTATGCTAGTACAGCCAGACCGTAAAGTCATCCAGTTCTACGCTAACACTGATGAACCAGGTGTTCCAGTACGAGAGTTTGATCTTACTGGTGTTGCTACATTCACTGTAGTGATCACTGGCAATAACTGGGTAGTGACGATTTCTTAACCCGCGTTAGACTAGGGCTACGCTGATGATAAATCGGCCAGTGATATGTGGCATCGAATTCAGCATTGGTTAAGAATTGAACCATGTATGAACTACACTGAATGGCGTGGTGAGGAATTGTGGCACTACGTAATTTGTGTAAAATGTGGTAAACGAGTTATAGAGTTCAAAAGTAATGGCTTTTAATACTGGCGAGTGGAGGCCAACACAACGCCAAGAAACTTTCTTGTCGTTACCTCTCTCGCTACGTGAGGCGTTGTACGGTGGAGGAGCAGGATCAGCTAAAACTGACGTGCTACTTTTGTATGGTATTTGTCATGGTTGGCATAGAAATCCTGCTTTTAAGCAAGTATTTCTCCGTAGAACATTTCCCGAGCTACGAAACGAAGTAATACCAAGATCACGTCAAATATACAGTAAGTTCGGTGCCACTCTGAACAAGAGTGATATGGCATGGACCTTCCCCGCTCCCGACCAAGAAGGCAGCGGCTACGCTAACGCTGGCGCGATGGTATTCTTGGGTCAGTGTGAAAGCGAGGACGATGTTCATAAATATGACTCAATGGAGATCAATCTATTCACACCTGATGAGTTGACCTCTATTACGGAGTTCATATATCTTTACATCGGATTTACCCGTGTTCGTACTAGCGATACCACACTACCTGCTATTATCCGCGCAGCGGGTATGCCAGGTGGTATCGGTCACACTTGGGTTAGAAAACGATTCGTTGACCCAGTTCCCCCAGGTAAAGTAATTAAAGGTAGAGGTGATAACCTCAGAATATATATACATGCTACATTACATGATAACCCACACATTGATCCAGGATACAGACAAAGTTTAGAAGCTCTTCCAGAAGCAGAGAAGAGAGCTAAACTCTTTGGTGACTGGAATGCTTATTCTGGTCAAGTCTTTGATGAGTTCAGAGATAGGCAGTATCCAGATGAACCAAGCAATGCCATTCATGTGGTACCAGAGTTTGAAATCCCAGATTGGTGGCCTAAGATAGTAGTAGGTGACTGGGGTTACGCTGCTATGACATGGGTTGGCTTTGGAGCCGTTAGTCCACAGAAAAGATTATACATTTACCGTGAGATGTTCTGGACTAAGACTAAGATAGCTGAATGGGCACCGTTCGTCAAAGAGTTCATTGATAAAGAGAATCCTAGAGTTATTAGATTCTGCCGCTCTGCTGGTAAGGATTTGGGACAGGAACATACTATTCAGGAGCAAATATCAACAGCCATAGGTAGGCAAGTTGATTTGACGGTAAACAGTGCTGGCTCACGAGTTGCTGGCAAATTGCTAATACATGAATATCTCAGGTTCAAACCTAAACATGCTTTCTTGAAACAGAAGATACAACAGTATAGCGAAGAAACAGCAATGTGGATTCTTCGCAACAGAGGCATGAAAAGTTACAAAGACTATCTCAGTTCATTTGACGAACCAGAGATGGAGAGCAACTTACCAAAACTTCAGATATTTGATACCTGCCAAGTTCTGATTGAAGCAATCAAGGCTTGCAGCTATGATAAGAAGAAGGTTGAGGACATTGCTGAATTTGACGGTGATGATCCGATTGATGGATTGAGATATTTAGTTGATGCTGCTGAAAGCTACACTGGAGTAGCTGAGAGTGAGTTTAAGGTTATTAAGAAACGAGAGGAAATCATAGCCAAGTTAGCGGCTACTCAAGACTGGACAGCCTACTATCGTGGCATGAAGAATATCGAAGAACCAAAGACAAAGCCAGTTAGATTGTTTCACCGAAGAAGAATGGTTAGTTAACCCATGTTGATGACTATTGGCTCACTGGGAACATGGGATCGGATGGCAATTGGATAACAAATAAGAGGGAGTAAAGATAATGCCCATTGACAAACCGTATGCGTATCACAAACCATCCCCTACTGGGATGGATAGGATCAATCAACTAAGAACAATATTCAGTGAAGTAGAACGTGCAATTCATGCTAACTGTCCAGACTCTCGGCAGAAATCAATAGCGATTACTAACCTAGAAACAACTGCGATGTGGGCTATTAAAGCTGTAGTGTTTAACGATCCTAATTCAGAAGTGGAGTAGAAAATGCCAAGACTAGCACTGATTCAGTTTCTTGATAGCGACGGTCCAGTAGATCCTGGATATGGAATGCCTTCGCTTCCGGGATTTAGCGGCAACAGACCAGACAATTCACTTCCTGGAAGCATTGGTACGTTGCCAGTATTTCCATTCGATCCAACAGTAGGAATTGATAACACACTTCCTACGCCTCCAGGAACAATCAATCCTCCGATTCAATTGCATCCTGGTCTTAAGCTGGTAGTTAGGTATTTGGCTTGTCACGGATTCATTGCCGTTCCTGACAACTCACTACCTGGTACGGCTGAACCGAAGTAAACGAAATGAATTGGCGACTCTATATTGCTATTTTTCTCATCTCTGCAATAGCAGCAGCATGTGGAGTCGCCATATCAGGTCGAGTTGACATAGGTGAGGAACAATCTAAACCTTGTCCTTAGAGGAGAATTAAGATGCCTGTATTAGTCAGACCACTCTATCAAGATCCATTCGCACCAATGCTGATGACTTCTGAAGTTCTTGCAGTTAGCGAAGAACAGAGGATGTACATTCGTGAAGTTTTGTCTATTGGTGCATCTGATGAACAGTTCGCTGATAAAATGTACAAAGCTATCACGCGAATTCTCACTGGTGGCTCTGTGAAAGCACCTCTTGTATCTGCACTCACTCCAGGTTCAGCTACTATTGGTGATCCATCATTTGACATTCACGTACATGGTAGCAACTTCACTCCCGAATCCAAGATCATCTTCAATGGATTTGAGGAGCCAACTACATTCGTTAGTGCTGGTGAGCTGACTACTGGCGTGAATATGCCACTGTGGCTAGCTCCTGCCACCGTTCCCGTTGCAGTGCAAAACGGAGATGGTGTGATTAGCAATGCTCAGTCATTCGTATTTCAAGCAGCGGGTGGAGCAGTTCTTTCAGCTCCAACGCCTGCGTTCAAAGAGTCACTAAAGCCACCCGTTACCAATGCTAAGGTGAAGTAATGCCAATAGAACAGCTACCCATTGGTCCACCCACTACGATGATAGCTAACGTAGTGTATGCACTACCACCAGTTAGTGTGACTCTGTATACTGATGCAGCGGCACCCACGATAACTCAATCTGGGACATCTGCTTTCACCCTGAATACAGCAGTCACATTGACTGGTGGTCAGGCATCATTAAATGGTGGATTTGCTAAGGCTACAGCTAATACTCTAGTTATCTTAAAGAGAAGCTGATGAAACTTTATCTAATTATTATAATTGCCGCGCTAGCGGCAGGGTGTGAGCAGACATTTAATTTAACTACACCACAGTCACCTACTAGTCCAACAGGACCGAGTATCACAGTGACGAATACGAATACTAATACGAATACTAATAATCCAGATAGAACAGGATCAGATGTAGGCTCAAATCCAACTCCATCTGATCCTCCCGGAACTGGCGTTATTCCATTACCTGATTACGGTGAAGCTGTAGTACGAAGCGTAGCTAATACAAATCCTACTCTCTTAGCTAATAGCTGCCAGGAGAAATACGGTGAGAGTGCTTGGGCTTTCTTAGATTTAGCTATTAGAACATTACAGGTGCGAGACACTAGATGGGGTTATCTCTGTAAAAATGCTGAGTGCTCCGCTATTGCCAGAGATATTGTTGCTTATAGAGCATCTTCAGGAAACACAGGTATCTGGATAGTAGATGTAATAGGTAATCATTGTCCATTAGTAGGTGAAGTTCCAGAAGTTAGATGGGGAGTTCTACCATTTGAAACAGTTAGACCTTACACTGGAATGAGACACTAGTATGTGGAGAATATGGACACGCGGATTTGGCATTAGGGATTGGTGGTATTGGTTTAACAATACTGCATTTCCACTGTGGTTCGCGCATCATCTACCTAAGAAGTTAGCATACTGGACATTCATTATGGTTTATGCTAATGGAGTAGATTCTCCAGATTCAAAGTTTAAGCAGATTTGTGACGCTTGGGAAAATAAATGAAACTTGGTCATTGGTTTCATCATCTGTTCAATCCTCACTGTGTTGACTGTGAACATCTGGAGCAGGAACATAAAGTTTGTCAATCTTGTGAGACTCTCAAGATGCAACTGTCAATAGCTAATATTGAAAAGAAGCAACTATTAGATTCAATACTATCATTCACCAAGCCTGTGATGCAGTCAGTAACTCAGATTAGACCAGAAGATGTGCAGCCTAAGATCATGACTTGGAACGTAAGGAAGCAGATGTTAGAGGCTGAAGATAGAAAGACTGCTTCTCTTATGAAAGATAAAGAAAAGATTCAACGTCAAATTGATGAATTGGAAAAGGAAGTTGGAATAGAAAAGGAGACTGAGAATGTTAGCTCCATCTGAAGGCGCACTGAAGAAGATTTACAGCCCAAGTGCAATGAAGAAATCTGCCAAGAAGCCAGAGATGGAAGCTGGCAAGAAGCCTAAAAGTATTGAGCCTAGTAAATTCGGTAAGAAGTAAAGAGGAACAAATGCTTACACTAATTCTGACTCTAGCTTTGGTTGGTTTTGTAGTGTATTTAATAACTACTTACATTCCGATGGCTGAACCATTTAAGCTGGTAATATACGCTATCGCTGCTATTGCATGTATCTTTGTTGTGATGCGTGCGTTTGGCATAGCAGATATTCCACTTACAAGGTAATTGTGAAAACTGATAAGAGAATCCAGGATCTCCTGAAGCAAGTTGCTGATCACTTCGATCAGGAAGATAGAGCTGTCAGAGAAAGACAACTACGTGACTGGCGTAGACTCAAACTTCTTTGGGAAGGATTTACAAGAATCTGGTACTCTGAAGTTGCTCACGATTGGCGTATTTGGGATGAGAACGTAGTTAACAGTGATACTGATCAGGAGTTCTACGACAAACCAATTAACGTATTCAGAGCATATCTTGAAAGTATTATAGCCGCTCTCAGCGTTACAGTTCCAGGGATTAAGTGTTACCCTGACGACGCTGAAAATCCTCTTGATTTGATGACAGCTAAAGCTGGAGATAAGATTGGACTTCTTATCTTTAGACATAATGATGCCCCATTGTTATTCCTTCATGCACTGTATATTGTTGTAACAGAAGGAATGGTAGCTTGCTACAGCTATCCAAAAGAAGATGAGAAGTACGGAACCTTTAAGGAAGATAAGTATGAGGATCAAACTGAAGAAGCATATGTTTGCCCATACTGCGGCTCCCAGATAGTTGACGAAGTATTTCTTGATAGGTTAGAAGATGAATACATGCCGAACGAAGATTCGGCTCCTTTACATGACGTGATTGTAAATCAAGGAAAGAAGATGTGCCCTCAGTGTGCATCTTTACTAGATCCTAATTTACAGAAGTCACAGTTTACTGTTTCGAGATTGGTTGGAACTACCAACAAGCCCAAGTCTCGGATTTGCTTAGAGTGTTACGGTGGAACATACGTTAAGGTTCCATCCTACGCAAGACGGCAAGAAGATATTCCGTATTTAATATTCTCATATGAGACTCATTATTCTAACGTACTAGCAAGGTATCCTGATTTGAGGAAAGATTTCAGTGCTAGTGGTAAGAGCGGCATCGTAGCTGGAGGATTGTACGAACCATATGAACAGTGGGCAAGGCTGAGTCCGCAATACAGAGGTGAATATCCGATTAACAACGTTACTGTTCGTAATTGCTGGCTGCGTCCATCAGCATTTGAAATACTCCCTGAGGAAGATGCCGCTCTGCTTAAGAAGCATTATCCTGATGGAGCCAAGATCGTACTGATCAACGACTTGTACGCTGATGACGAGAACGAAAGCCTTGATGATTGCTGGACAATCATGCAAGATCCAATGGCTGATTACATTCATAAACGGCCAATGGGTAGCTTACTTGTTAACGTACAAGAGATCACTTCTGATATTATATCATTGGTTCTTCAGACAATTGAACATGGTATCAGCCAGACATTTGCTGATCCTTCAACATTAAACTTTGAACAGTATCGTCAGACAGAGGTAATACCTGGTGGCGTTTATCCAGCAACGGCTAAGAGCGGCAAGTCTTTGGGTGATGGATTCTTTGAGACTAAAACAGCCACATTGAGTTCAGAAGTCTTGCCGTTCTTTCAACAGGTACAACAACTAGGACAAATGGCATCTGGCGCGTTGCCATCCTTATTTGGTGGACAGATAGAAGGTTCTAAGACAGCTTCTGAATATTCAATGTCTAGAGCACAGGCATTGCAGAGGCTTCAGAATACATGGCGAATGGTTACGTTCTGGTGGAAGAACATCTACGGTAAAGCCATTCCTATGTATATTAAAGAAATGAAGGAAGATGAAAGATCAGTTGAAGTAGATGAGAGAGGTAACTTCATAAACGTCTTTGTTAGGATTGCTGAACTAGAAGGTAAGATTGGTAGAATCGAACTAGAGTCGAATGAGAATCTACCAATTACTTGGTCACAGCGTAAAGATGTTTACATGAAGTTGCTTGAGATTCAGAATCCTCTGATTATAGAAGGTCTTACTGCACCAGAGAATCTGAAGAATCTTGCAGAAGCTATTGGACTTGGTGACTTTGTTATTCCTGGTCAGAATGATGTAGATAAGCAGCTAGAAGAAATTATGATTCTAGTTAATTCTGAACCAATCGTACAGCCACCAAGCGATGAAGATATAGTAATGGCTATGGCTAGTGGTCAAGAGCCGCAGCCTATCGAGTTGCCATCTGTTGAAATTGACTACGATATAGACAAGCACGATTTAGAAGCTGAAGTTTGCAGAAGCCATCTTGTATCTCCAGCTGGACGATTAGAAAAGACTGAGAATCCAGCAGGTTACAAGAATGTATTGCTGCATATGAAAGCTCATCTTGATGCCTCTAAACAGAAAGCATTGGAAGAGATGCAAATGCAAATGGCTGCTCAAGTTGAGACAGCTAAGATGGCAGAACCTGGAGGCTCCAATCAACCATTAACGGAGAATGCAAATGTCAATACCGAGTCCTGATTCAACTGGTACTGCTGTAGAAGATAAATCTTTAGATAAAGAATCTATCATTGAGATTCTTGGCGAAGATGAAAAAGAACAAGAAGTTATTGAATTGGACGGAGCTAGCAAGAAAGGCAAGGAAGATAAGAAGAAAGAACCTGACAAAGGAGGAAAAGACGACAAGGGAGATGATAAAGATAGTACTGAAGGAGATAAGGACGCAGACGATGAAGAATTTGAAATTGACGAAGTAGAGGATACAGAATCCCTTATAAATATTCCAAGCAGGAAAGAAATTCTTACTAAGTATCCTGCTCTATTCAAGGACTTTCCTCAACTTGAACGATCATTTTATCGTGAACAGAAGTACGCTGAGATATTACCAACGATTGAAGATGCGAAAGCGGCTGTCGAGAAATCAGAGACTCTTGATAGATACGAAAAAGAGGTTATGTCTGGTTCGACTGAATCTCTTCTTTCGTCCGTCAGAGATAATGATAAAGAGGCATTCGCTAAGGTCGTAGATAATTATCTTCCAACTCTTTATAAGGTAGATCAGCATTCATATTATCATATCCTTGGAAATATTATCAAGAATACGATCATCTCAATGGTTCGCGATGGGAAAGATCAAAGTAATGAGGATCTGGGAACGGCTGCTTCAATTCTTAACCAGTACATCTTTGGTACAGACAAATTCACTCATCCCACGAGACTCTCAAAAGAAGATATTACAGATGAGGCTAAACAAAAAGAAGAAGAATTATCAACTAAAGAAAGAAAGTTCGTAGAGAAGCAATATACAGTAGCTAGAGACGATCTTAGCACTAGAGTTGATAACGTATTAAAGTCTAGTGTAGATAAAGCTATTGATCCAAACGATTCTATGACAGATTATGTCAAGAACCATGCAATTCGTGAGGTTCTTGAAGGACTGGAAGATCAAATTCTGAAAGATACTAGATTTAGAAGTATTTATGACAAGCTCTGGGAAAGAGCGGCAGAGAATGATTTCGATAAAGAGTCGATGGACAAGATCAAATCTGCCTATTTGTCCAAGGCAAAGACTCTATTACCTGGACTTGTTAAGAAATCAAGACAAGAAGCATTGAGAAGCCGTAAGGCTGGTAATGATGACACAAAAGATCGGAAAGGACCAATACCTGTTGGCAGAACAAGGTCATCCGCGACCCTTACTAGCGGAAGAGCTAACAGTAATGGTGCAAGCAAAATTCCGAGGGGAATGACAACTCTAGATTTCCTTAATTCAGAAGACTAGTAGGGGAGAAAATTATGGCATTCGTTGAATCACAAGTTACGGCTTTGGAACTCGAAAGAGTTATTCCAAAGATCCGTACACTGTTTGAGAGGGATGATAAATTCTACTCAAACATCAAGAAGCGTGACGTAGAGAAGATTTCCAATCGCCAGATGCGTGTTCCTCTTGAACTGCGTCCTGGTGGAAGTTTTCAATACTTCAATCCGGACGGTGGTGACATGGGTCGTGGTGGTGGTCCGACGTTTGATAAAGCTGTGCTTACCTGCGTATTCGTTAGCGAGAATATCGAATACACCAAGCTGGCACAGTGGGCTACTGACGATGATCGCAAATCAATCGTTAATGGCGTACGTCGGTTGACTGCTACAGCACTAGACGAGCTTCGTCGTCAGCTTGATAGCCAGATGATGCAAGCTGGTGATGGTGTCATCGGTACTGCTACGGTATACACGGTAGGTACTCCTGCCGGATCTGATACCGTCACGCTAACTACTGATGGATTCGGTGCAAGACTGATGAGA